AAATCAAATTCAACCTTCAAGCCTTCTGCGCGAAGTTCTTGTGCAAGTTCAAATGCATCTGCAGGAGAGTTTGAAACGATATAACCATCAAGTTTTTCAGGTTCAATATCAGTAAGTAAAGAATTTAATCTTTCCATGCCCATTGCCCAACCTACTGCCGGCGTGTCCTCTCCGCCAAGGTTTCTAACCAAACTGTCATAACGTCCCCCACCGCAAACTGCGTTTTGTGAGCCCAAGTTGTTTGATTTGATTTCAAAAACTGTTCTGTTATAATAATCCAAGCCACGGACAAGAAGTTTATTTTCTACATATGGGACTTCAAGTTTATCAAGGTAAAATTTTAATGTTTTGTAGTGATCTGCACATTCTTCACATATAAAATCAGATTGAATCACTTTTTGAATTTCAGGTTTTGCAAAAATTTCTTTTTACAGGCAACTTGTTTATCAGCTTCTGCATCAGTAATACCTTCTGATTTATAGAGTTTCGGCCAAAAACTCATATTGATCGACACATGATATTTCAATACCATCTGGTTCTTCAAAAGGGCTTTCTTAAATTTCGGTATAGCACAACTGAACTCGTACCAATCCAGGAAAATACTCCACCAGTACGGTCGATTGTAATAATATCGACCGGGAACCGGCATATTTAGGCTGACAGTATAACCGCTTTCTCCTTCATCATCCTTCTCACCGGTATCAGGATTAATTGCCAGTCCTGTACGAACTTTCAAATCATAAAGAGGTGATTTTCGATCAAGCAACCGGGTTACTATCACATCATCCGGAGCACTCTGCTCTCCCCATTGCGACGAATAACCGTGATATTCGATACGTTTTGTAACATCATCCTGCTTACTTATCCGACTGAAACACATTTCTCGGTGCCATATCTGTACAACCCGCGGTTTATCGTTTTTTAAACGTTTTCCAAAGGATAAGTGTACAAAAGCATCTCCAAACACGACCAGGTCGGCAGCAACCTCCTGCATGACTCTCATATAATTGCTATCAGACAGGAATTGAAATATTTCCGGAGCGTCGTCAGGTAGCAATTCGTCGATCTTAATCTCTCCTTCGCTTTTCGTTCTGCGAAATACCGTAAGGCCATCGCCGTAGGCCATGTTAGATTTAAACTCAATATTACTTCCCACGATCGTGTTCTCGTGTATTTTCTTCATGATAATAAGCGGTAATTTATTATCATGACCGAACGGAACAAAATCTATTTCTTTCTTGGCTACTGTCGAACCTTTCGCTGGAATTACGGTAGTAGCCGTAAACTTTTTATCTTCCAGAAACCCGACATCTTCCGTCATTACGACAGCAGCACCGGCTCCCTGAAGGAATGCGGTATTGCCAAACTCATATACTTGTTTCCGAGCCATTACGCATATATTTTTTTACCATTAATCCGGATGATCATACAACGCACAAATTTACGCGGGAACCGTTCTCCTTTTATCCGGATATTCACCGTACTCCCTTTTGCATGTATCGAGCTGAATACAGCCGCTTCATAGTGTTCAATAGAGCCGGGCCGGCCATTGCCCTCCCGACTCTCATTCAACCGCACATACGAGAAAGAAAACATCTTGTAGCGTCCCCGTTCATCCTTCGTTTGCATCACATCCCAGACATCACTTTGTTTTATCCTTTTTTCCATACATCCACCACAGATAAATTAAACCAGCCACTGCCATCAACACGCCAATCAGCCACCACCAGAGCGGCTGCATACCGGCTTTAATACCCAGATCCGTATTCTTTGTTTTTTCATAGCTTGTCTCCCGATCCGTTTTAACCTTACCGTTCGAGTCCTCTTTTGTATTTTCCGATATATCGGACTTTTCATTTTGAGATTCCTGCTCACTACCTTCTGCCCATCCTTCATTTTTAACGGGATAGTTCCCGTTCTGATCGGGGGGCTTGCTAAGATCGTAATCCCTCCAGTGTATCCGAAGATTTCTCCACCGGTCGACGACGGTGGTGGTGGCGGTAATCTTCGCATCAGTTCGAGCTGTAAGCCAAACAAGCTCATCTCGTTCCTGCGATTTTTCACTATCGTGTACACCGTCAGAACGACGAACAGCACAACCCAGCAAACAAGCAACCAAAATTCCGGAAATCGTAAGTATTCGTACATATTTCATGTTATTACCATCCAAAAGGAAGTTCATAAATACAATACCTCATTCACATTTTCTCCCAACCGGCTTCAATATCAGCCATATCAATATGCACTCCATTCTCCACATAACACATTGCATCCACTAAAGCACACATGGTTCCTTTATCGGTAAGATCCAGCCCACAACATTCCGGCATCTGCATTTCCTTACAAACTGTACGTACATATGCAGCTGTATTATTCTCATTTCGTGGTGCCCAGCGTTCCACGATCTCTTTAACCGTATGCAGATTATACGAACGCTGATATTTCTGTAACAGTCTCATCATGGCCCGTACACCATCTGACATCGTTTCAAACTCTTCAAAAGCTTGATCTTTCTTATCTGCTTTTGATACTTCGCCTTTCCAGTCGTTACGTTCCGAATTACGGATATTACCCGGATTATTGTTCCGGATTCCCCTGGCTTGTTTTGTCATTTTTATCCTCCTTATCTAAAATATTACTGATGTTCTTACCTAATTTCGATTCTATTTCTCCCCGAAGTTGTAGTTTCAGTAACTTCGGAAACAACATTTTGGGCCAAATAATCAATACACTCCCTAACATACTCCACAGTTCACATGCACAAGCCAGAGCGCACCCTCCTTTTGTTAATAGCGAAGCATCATCACCAAATATCCGTTCAGTGGCATATACAACCAGCATAAAACCACCATATACGATAACCTTTGCCGGTGTATCTCTCCCACTCTGAGAAAGCAGGAATTTACCTTGTTTTCTGGCCGAAAGCATTCCGAAAGCCATATCCATCAATATAGCCAACCCCATAGCTGCGAAAGCATATTTAACCGGTGCCATGAAGTTCAACAAAAAAGCAGCAAAGCTCATCAGCCATCCCCAGGAAGAATTAAGAACTCCCTGAAGCTTCACCAAAATACGCTCCACGATCGGGGCAAATGTTTCTATTATCATCGTGATCAATATTTTCTGCAAAGATGTCGGGATGTTTGATTGATATAAAGGACAAAGTCCTTTCCCCCAGTGGAGCCGAAGCGAAACTCGAACCCCGCCGCCGCCAGGCGGCGCGACCCCAAAAAAGCCCTACCCACCCGTCACGGGCGAGCAAAGCCAAGCCGACATAAATATCTTATTTAAGCAGTAAACCTTTTATATTTAAACGGTTTTATCTCATTTACTTCATTCGATTCAAGAGGTGAACTCTCTACCATTTTTCTTTCGTCTATAATTTCATCCGTTTGTGTCTCTTTTTCCAATTCTACAATAAATGGTACAGGTGGAAAAAAAGTAAATGTTACGGCCCATTCTTTATAAATTTCCATAGTAAGACTATTCATCCATGAAATACGACATTTCAAGCCATTCAAACACATATTGATAAGAGTCATTTTACAACAGGTCTCCGATACATCCCCTCCGAGAAATGTTACTTTCCTGTTTTTTTCAGCAGCAGCAAGGAAGAGTCTTCCGCTACCACAACAAGGATCATATACATTTTTCCCTTCTATCGGATTGAGTTCTGCCATCAATTTACAAAGGGATGGGGGAGTAAAAAACTGACCTAATTTTTCGTTATAAAAATGCTCTTCGAAATATTCCCCTAAAACGTCCTTTAGTCCCTGTCCGTCATTATCCATCTCGATCACCAGCGCGGCAAATGCTTCCTTTAAGATTTCAAGTTCATCACGACTATACGACTTTATTGTCTTAAAATATAAATCCTCTTGCTTTCCCATTGACAAACAACAAATAGCGATAGTCAGGAAGTCATTAAATACCTGACTCCGCCCATATCGGGCGGAGAGGCTGTCTATATAATCTGAAAATTTATCCATGCTTAGGTATTAAATCAAATGTTTCAATAAGATCATCAACCGCCTTATTTCTTCGGCTGAATAAAGAAACGACATTTGTATCTGTATCTTTAGTTATAACTATTTTGTTTTCAGTCACTTCTACATTTACATAATCGCCAACACAAAAACCGTACTTTGTCAAATAATCACCTTTCAAATTAATACCTGCAATGTATGTTTTTTTATACGGCAAACCGCATACTTTTAATAACTTAGTTAACATCTTGCCCTCCTTTCTGTGCTTCTTCAACCTGTAAATCAGAAAATAAATAAGCAACAGGAAAAAATTCATACGCTGTTTCTTCCGTGGGTTCTATGTTAGCTTCAATTGCTTCACCTGGCTTTGTCACACTTTTCTTTTTCGACCAAAGAATAAACGCTTTAGAACCTTTTTTTACGTTGTAACCGTCTTTTTTCCACTGTGCGAATGTTTTGAATATGGTTGCTCCACTTTCTTTTCTATACCAATCCGCAATAATATCGTTGATCCGGATAGATGACCAGTACAAAAGTTGTTGTTCTGTTTCTGCATGTCTTAATTGCTCCTCACGATAGGCACGCGCTTTAATAGATAATTCGATAAGTGCAGCTCTACGCACATCTATTTGTTTATTAAGATTAGTTTTCATAATTTTGTCGGACTTTAAAAAGTGAATAAAAGATTACTTTTCCCCCCTAGAGTGCTGTAACATTCTAGGGGGTTTTTATTAACAGGCATATAGGTTACGGATCTCTTTTTCTGTCTCTTCAATCGCCTTTGCAAAATCTTTCATCCAAATATCAATAACCTCTTTGATACATTTCGGATTCGAACTTTCAAAAGATTGCCCTTTTGCGTCCACTATTTGAATTTGCGCATTTTGGTTATCGTGTGAAATAGCGAATAAATCTAACGACTTGCGCTTTCCTGTCAATTCTTGATACTTTTCTTTCAATGCTGCGAGTTTGTCGGTCTTTTCCATCAAGGCGGAAAAATCGACTTTACTAGGTTGCTGTTCTGTAACCGTTACCGCTGGAAGGATGGGGAGGTTAAGAGCGGTTTGTTCTGTTTTTGCAGTTTCATTTTTTGAAACTGTCATTGCTGCGTTACCTTGTACGCCTGTTGTCTGTGCGCTTGCTGCACTTTTTGCTGTTGTAGCCATAATAATATAACTTTAAAATGTGAATAAATACAGGGTGATTGCTGTAACAATCTTATTCCCTTTTGATTACAATACAAATATACAACTATTTGATTTACTGCACAATATCTAATATCTCAGCAAAAGCATTTAATATACAAATGGATATTAAACAGGTCAAATGCAACTATTTAAGCTGTGTTTTTGACACAAAATATTTTTTTTGGTCTTTAAGATCAAAAAAAGAGAAACAATCTACCTTAGAGCCTGTATTCAAGTCGATATTGACAACAAATGTGTACATTTGTTAAATAAATACAAGCGCAGGCAATTTCTCTCGGTATTCTCACAAGAAAAAAGTCAATTTATTGACTTTTAAAAGGAAAGGGGGTATGGGAAAACGTAGTTTTCTCATTGTCTGGCAACAGACCACGCGACGCCCTCCAAAAAAAATGCGGCAGCAGATTCGATTTTTCACCTTATCTGCTGCCGCCCTCAAATGGATCGCTCATGAAATGCGCCTACCGATTTAATGTAAAAAGATAATGCCACCACTTGCAACCGCAAGATCCGGCATAAAGAAGTTTGCACCAACAAAAGCCGTGTCCCATGCGTCAGTGACGTGTGTCTTATATTCGTCCGGTGCATCAGGACTATCTTCGGTGGCTTCCGGGCTCTTATCTTTTTCAAAGCCGTTCTTACCAACCTTAACGGCTGTCTGTTCCATTGCTAATTTTAAAAACTCGTTGTGGTACATATTGAATACAGGATAGAGTAGATCCGGATCATTCTTTAATGCACGGTCTATCTGTTCATGTCGCCAGTCATGGCGGCTGGTCTGACCTATATAAACATCTGTCACATCCCATCTATATTCATTTAGCACACGAATGATAGTGTCTTTGTAGGACTCAGCATTATTACCGGTAGTCCAGACAAATGTATGGTCATAGAAGAATATAATATCACGCTTGATTTTGTATTTATAATACTCACATACCTGGCGCACCAACTCTTCCAGTTTTGCAGGTGTCTTAACAAAAAAGCTCTTCAACGTTCGCAGCTGGCGACCTTGCACCTGACATACACAAGCGGTATTGATAGCGGAGTTACTGTCGAAGGCGATAATAAGCGGGGCATCCATATCAAGATCACCATCAGCCAGGCAACCGGCCGTTTGCAGCTTATTCCAATCGGCTCCCATACTACCCATATACCGCGTGTCACCTGGTGTATAGAAGTGGTGTTCTCCCAATCCAGAATAAAAGCCATTGGCTACGCGGAACAGGCGCTCGTTCATAAAGGCAGTACGCCATACCAATGTTGGAGAGTCACGGTACATTTGCCAAATGAAGTCCTTACCAACCACCTCCATATTATCAAATATATCATATTCACCATAGAATACAGTATATTCACGTGTTTTCCCACGTTCCTTTTTAATTGGTGGCTGATAATGCCGTGCAAGCATCAAATCACGTCGCAACTCTTTATATTTACGAACGGTATAATCATTCTGTTCAGGAAGGCGTTCCGTAAGTTTCATTTCACGATAAAGATTCCGGATCAGGTTGATATGTGTAGTACTCATTTCATTGATTTTATCCAATATCCAACGTCCAGATTTAACCGTTGGCATATCTGTCGTGTACATAACAGAATGATGCCAGGGACATTGCCCAAAATCTTGAATGTTACCACGGTTTGCAGGGTTTACCTCTGATTTTATTTTTTCATAATCCAAAAATTTCGCTTCCGGACCAATTACCCAATCGAGCGACATGGAATTTGCCGACATTCCTTGGCTAAAAGAAAGTACAACAATCACTGTTCCATTCCAGAAATGTATACAATTCTCCCAGGCATTACGAACAGGTAAACGTTTGGGCTTTCTAAAGTTTGCCGAATCAGGAGCTTTACGGCCCACATAATAATGAATCCCCTCCATGTATCCCCATTCAGCTAACGCATGAATAATAGCAGGCAGTGTATTTCCCCAAGCTTTAGCATAAGATGGAGAAATTAGTGCACCGGTACTGCGTGGCATAGCCCAAACGTTACGTAGAATAAATCGTGCATCCAATCCCTCTGATTTACCTGTACCGCGTGAACATACCCAGTACTCATCGTGAGCAGCGATAGCCATTCCCATACGCTGCATCTTATTGAAAAATTTCCGTTGTACTTCTTGCCCTTTACGAGCAAAGGCATCAGTCATCAATACCATCGCAATCAGTTATTGGTTCAACATCTATTATATCACGATCACTTTTAAAGATAGCTCGAAAACTTTTTCGCTCCTCTTCAAGGTTGGGAATCGGCTTAAATTCATCCCCCATCAATGTTAAATCATCTGACGGCTCAAACACAGGCGGTTCCCAACCGGTACGGTCTATATCATCATCTTCTTTATCGGCACGAGTGTATTTACCTATCTTGTCAGCATTGGCAGCAATGCCTTTAGGGTCTTTCGCTTCTTTGGCTATCTTGATACCTTCTTTTGCTGATTCAATAATTATATGACGATACCAGTTTTTACTAGCCAATTGTATATTACCAACAAGTCTTTTTATAGCGGCCACATCCCTATAAGCTGTTGCCTGGGATACAGGGGAGCAAACACCACCGCACCCACCAATAAGGAAGGTTACAAGCTCCTGATCCATCGTTATTGGGTTTTCCAGTAACTTCGATACACATAACATCCATCTTTCCTTTTGTTGCAGTTCTCGATCAGAAAGATATTGAGCTACATCTTCCCGACCTTTGAAGAGGACCATTTCTATCTTATCATAAGAAGTAAGTTCTTTTGCCATTATTCCTTAGATATTTGTTCTAACATATATTTATCCGCTAATGGTTCTGCGGCCGGTGATCCGGCCTTAGCCAGCTTGACAACCGTTTTACGCAAATCATATTTTGTTTTAAGTTTACCTTTCTGATAAGCCGTATATATGGCTGATAATTTATGCGTCTTGCATATTTCACAAAACAAATCGCGCTGGTCCGCCGGAATATCCATTAGGATTGCAATTTCCAAAGGCGGTAACAGCGCGGCCGACATTTCTTCCAGTTCACTTAATTGTTCTACTGTGAGTTCCATTCAAATGGTATTGAATCATCATTAAACACTCGGTTGAACGTCTCTTCAAAAAAGGCAAACAACCCCGGATCTGTAAATATAATTCCAGCCTCATACCGGATAGGCTGATTAGCATTTGCACTTCCTACAATGCCTATTCGATACCGGTCATTACGTATGAGCAATATTTTGGCATGACAGGAAGCTAAATGAATCCCCGATGTAATGCCGGCAGCAAACAGTAACATTTCAAGCTTGTGACGCTTCACATTCATATCCAATACTAATCGAAGATCAGTAATACGTCCAGCTTCCACTTCAAAAAACATGGGCCGGAGTGCATCTTCTGAAACATTAAACGTCTCCATCATCACGCTGGCCGGACCTGTACGAGAAAGGAGAACAGTCAATGCCTCATGTATTGCCCATTCTCCTTTATGATGAAAACCCTTCACCCCTAAATCTAATCCAGTTGTGAGCAGTTCTTCAAAAGCCTTAGTACTCATTACTTCATGCCTTCCAATTCAGCCAGTTCCTTCTGGTACGCATTCAAACGCTGTTCAGCTTTTTGTTTTAGGTTCATTTTACCATTCTTATCGTGATTGGCAATAGAAACTTCCGTACGCCGAATATTTTCTTTCAGCCGTTCAATACGATTCGCAATCTGCATTCCCTTTAGAACCGGATCGGTCGGTAGGTCTTCCGTTCGCTTTTCCTGAAGTTTTAACGCAACATGTTTACCTTCTGCCCAGGCATCAATCTGATCCCACAAACCGGCGCGCTCTATCCAAAGATCATGTACTTGATTGGCAATAGGTGCCCGTTGTTCCGGAGTGAGTGATTCATTTTGCATCTCAGTAAAAAGAGAAGCATAAAGCGGGGTAATATAGCGAACACGATCAAAGATCAAACGAATATTATCCGGCAAGGATGTATAAGTTACAATCTTTGCACCCGGGCGAAGTACGGCCAAACGATCCTGCAACTCCTGTAGTTCCTCTTGTGCTTCTTCCAAATCGGATTCTAAAGCGGCTATTTCTTCCGATTTATCCTCGTTATCATCTTCCAAAGCAGTGATTTTGTCCTGAAGGGCAAACAACTCTGTTTCTTTTACCAGTATTTCCTTCAGCACTTTGTCACCTAGTACTTCATTAGCCTTTGCATCAGCAGCTTTCGCAACAGCAACAGCCGTGACCATCGTTTTTGCAGCTACTTCAACCGCCATCATTTGCGGTCTAGCTCCTGCCATGCGGGTAATGGATGTCAGTTTATTAACCAGTACTGTGTAATGGTTATCAAACTGAGGTGCGTCGGCAACTTCACTAAAAAACGAAAGGTATTTACTTTTCATTTCTTCCGAAGCTAAAGAACGGAAGAGAGCCACACCGTCAGCATATCTACGCTGACGGTTGGCTAACCAGTTTTGTAAGGTTATCTTTTCCATTAAGAACCGGGATTTTCTGGAGCTGAAGCCACTCCGGTAAACAATTCGGAAAGGTCGATAGGCGTTCCCATCAAAACCATTGGCGCTACGCTGTCGGCCTCGAAGGTGAAAGACCAGCCACGTTTATCGGCAGGAGCTTTACCCCCATCGAAAGAAGCAGTAACCATGCAAGGATAACCCTCCTGGCCAATCAACTGCTGATGTTCACCGTTCTCGATAATCAGGTAACCTGGAGTATTACAAATCTGACGGGCAAAAGCAGCCGCTTCGACTTTGCTACCCGGATGGAAGAACTCGCCGGTAATCTTGTAACTCTTACAGTCCGTTTCTCCCTGTATTTCTGCTTTATACCCCACCGTTGCACGAGTTGCATAGATAGGTATTGGTTTATCCCCACTTTTCACGAATGTAAAAGCACCGGTTGCCGTCACAAAATCAGCGGCTTCTTTTGGTTCTTTGGGCAAAGCTGGCACTACAGTAACCCCACCTTCAGGTATAAAGGCAAGACGGCCTTTATATCCACCCATATTATCAGATCCGGCCGGCCAAAGTACCGGGCCAAATACTGCGGCACACATCACTCCGCCAGTTGATATGTCAGGAATTATACAGATGGCGCATACCAATGCGACCAAGAACAACAACACTAGATTTTTATTGATATTTTTCATTGTATATGTATATTATGTAAAACAAACGAAAGGGCACGAATGCCCTTCCTTGTTAGATATCAGGACTTGGTATAAATACCAGACGCAGTAAAGTCTTTACCTTCAGCAACTGTCACACTACCGTTTTCTGGTTTTGTATAGCCTGTCACTTCTTTATAGTAGATGGTATGTGTACCATCCGGAACACCAAGTAAAGTATCATTACTCTTCATCCATTCACCATTCTCTCCCAATTTCCATTCGGCACCAGCTTCAACTGCTTCTGCAGATGTAATGGTTACAGTTACAGCTGCACCGGTTACATAATCACCTGCTAAGTCTACTCCCTCATTGGTAAATTCATTTACCTGGAATACTTTTTGATGAATATCCTGGAAACGGGTACCATAACCAGCCTGAAGCCAGAACTGAAGTTCGTTCGGATCTTCGAAAATATCACGGATCTGAACAAACCGGGTTGCCTTTTGTGTGTTTGCTCCAAAGTCCATCATGCCTGGGCGGATCAGAATTAATGCATGACCAGTACCATAAGCTTCATGCGTAATGGGTTGCAAACCAGGGAACTTTGCATCATCCTTGACTGCCTTCCAGAAATCTTCTGTCGATGGACGGGCAAAAGCATCGACCTTCTGACGATAGGCTTCCTTACAAATCATTTCGACCTGATCGGAATAATAAAGTATCGCACTGCGTTTCAGGAACGGATGCGCTGCACGAAGGAAGTTAACAAGGCGATCATAATCATTCACCCCATCACCACCGGCGAAAAAGCCAGTTCGTACTAAGTTGCGATTAGCCATATTAATATCATTCGTCGTCTTAAAATGATCAATCCACGGAAAGAAGCCGGTAAATGATGTCATCGGACTGAATACATTATCATTACGTTCAGCGAAAAAAGCGGAGAAAGTCACATCTTCAGAATGACTGATAATGTGGCTATCTACTACAAACTTTTCCATCGGATGTTTTTTCGTCGTGTGATCTACACGTTGTCCAGCGTTAGAAAGAATTTTCTTTTCTGAGTAGTTCAGAATATTATCTTTCAGACGGGCAACTGTCAGTTCCGGTTTGATGGACATTTCTACAATCTTACCGATCTCATTCGGATAATTAATTTCTGCACCTGCTTTGTATGGGCCAGTATGTCCGGCTTTGCGACGGGCGTTCGTAATTACATCCTCGTTCTCTATTTCAATCACGTTCAGCTTCATGTCTGCCGCGAACTTCTGAAACGTGAAATATGGCAACGTACGAAGTACGCCGTCATAATCAATAGCATAACGTTTCAGCTTTTCAATATCTAACAATCCTTGTTTTGCCATGTCTGTTACTTATGTGTAAAAAATCCTGTTTCCTGCGCTTTAGCCATGATAGCAAGCGTATCTCCGTCGTGCTTTTCCGCAAAGTCTTTGATGTCCTCTGCTCCGGCTCCCGGTTCATTATTAACCTTAGCTTCCGATTGTTTTGTAACCGGTGTCCCCTTTAGTTCTGCCAGATCAGATTGAAGCTGTTCAACCTGCTGGTTCTTCTGTTTCAATTCATTCTGTGCAGTAGCCAGTTGTTCCTGCAACCCGGCATCCGCACTGCCTTTCTCAAATGCTTCAAGCAATACTTCAACTGTGACTTCTTCCACTTTCATTTCCGGAGCATCCCCCAGAACCTGATTAAGAAGCTTGTTCCAGTTGTCAGCAGCCTGTTTCATTGCGTTATACGCATCATCTTTCAACCACTTCATAAATTACTATGTATTAAAATAATTAAGTACATTTTCAAAAGTATCTATCTCATCAATCATCCCCAGGCTGATCGCTTCAGGAGCAAAAAACATCTTACCGGTAGCCCAGGTGCTCTGATCTTCGTCAATCACTCCAGCACGCGCATTCGCGATACTGGAGATAAAATTCTCGTTGTAGGTATCACACACCTTTTTGAGAGGGGCTGTATCACCCTGTATAGCTTTGTAAAATTCTTGATTTTTGTCAGTCGATTTGGTTGCATACACTTCAACCAGTTTGACACCCATATTTTCCAATCGCTTACTAGCATCCACAATCGTCATGTAAGTACCAACAGATCCGATTCGGCAAACAGTCGAATTTGCTACCACCCGATCACATGAGGCAGCAATACCATAGGCGGCAGATGCTACAAAATCGTTACAAAAAGCAACTACCGGCTTGTTTCGCTGGCTGATCGCTTCCTGCAATATCCGGCACCCCATACCTTCACCACCGCCCGAATCAATGTTCAAAACGATGGCCTTGATATTATCCTCGGCATAACAACGCGCCAACAGATTCGCTTTGGTTAACATACCCGAAGGCCCACAATCCTGATCGTATTTGGTGATTGCACCATTAATACTTATGATGGCTACTGAGTTCTTCGGGGCATCCTCCGGAGCACTCCATCCACCATAATCACTGATTTGGTAAGCTCCGTTCTTAACGGCAGCTAACTGTACAGAGTTATCACCAGTGCGTTCTTCTTCCTGAAGAGCGTTACGCGGATGGCCGGTAAGAGCAATCGGAGTAGTGAGATAAGATGTAACAAGGGGAAGATAGTTTGCAGCGAAGGTTTCTTCGACAAACCAAACTCCCCCTAAAATATTGTGCAGATAAAGCATATCACTGTTTTTTGTGCAATGATATACCTATATATATAAGGTATAAAGGACTTGTTAGCTCAAAAGTAGTTGTGGCGAAAGCTGTTTTCCCGTTACTGTTAATTTATACCCAGAAAATCCCCCCGGACTAGATGGATGTAAAATTTCAAACCGGCATCTGAGAGGAAAGCGCGGGGAACCGAGTACAAAAATGTCCCCATTATAATTTTGATACTTCATTACAGTAGTCAACCGATTCAATCGTTTACAATATTCAATACCATCATTATCCAGATTCTGCTTTGGAATCTGGATTGTTACAGTAATATTATAGAGCATACCTGATTCGGAATCCTGTGGATCAACCTTCACTGTCGCTCCATAACGTCCCGGTTTAATCTGCATCCAATCATTTCCGGACTTTAAAATAACAGAAGCAGATAGCTCTGTTTCAACTACTCTTTCCACTTTCGTAGAGAAAATAAACCAGGCATTTGAAATGCCACCCATATTATCAGCCATAACAAACTATAATTAATTGATAATCAATCATTAGCCATTTTTGTCAACATTTTGTCACCAAAGTGGACAAATCAATGCATTTGGTCGGAGTAAAATACAGATAGATTTAACATCTATTATACGATCGTTTCTTACTATCCCTTCGTACCTTCTTCCGCCACCGATAATAATTCTTAAGCAGGGCATCCTCAGAAATCTCCGTAATATCATAAATTCGCATAAAACGAAAAATACTTTCAGCATACTCAACTCCTTCGATGTGTTTCTTAGCATCTGCATAATCATGTATCTCTGCAAAAAACATCACTTCAACCTTACGTTCAAATATTCTCTGAGATCGTTCGCTCAAATAATTATAATAGGCAGGATCTTTACCACACCTCCGGTCTGGCAAAGCAATTTCAAACGTACCACAATCCAAAGGGCATTCCTCCGGCCGTCGTGACATCAAATCAAATAGCACATGGTACAAATCTAAGTGATCGGGTAAAACAATAGCCCCATCACGACAACCGTTGAATTTTCCACGAAGATACTGTTCCAAGTGTTTTTTTATGTTTATCTTTATAGTTACCATATCAATTTTGAAGAATTAGACCGTCAATTCGCTATTTTTTACTCTATAAATATGTATGTTTTTGCGACCAACAGACCAACAGACCAACAGACCAACAAGGACGAGCAAAAACAACGCTAATTTACTAATTTTCAACCATATAACAAAATTATAATTAGAAAAAAGCGACCAACAGAAAAATACTTTTGTTGGTCATGGCGTCAACGACCAACAAAACCTACTCGACCAACAGCGTCCAACAAAAATAGAACTAAAACAACAACGACCAACAGAGAACAACCCTATTTATTATTATATATATTATTGATTATTA